TAATCGAGCAAATACAGTTAATGGTGCCATCTATATTACTAACTCAGTATTAACAAGTGTAAACGCTTCTGATTTTGAATTTACCACTAATGGTCAAAATTTCTTTATGAGAGCAACTGGTAGTTTACAATTACCAGGTACAATTACTTTTGCTGATAGTACAGTTCAATCTACTGCTTTTTCTAGTGCAGTTTATAATACAATCAATTCTGCTTTTACACAAGCAAATACTGCGGCAACGATTGTTCCACAAAATGCTCAGTCAGCAAACTACACTTTGGCAAATACAGATGCAGGTAAACATTTATATTATACAAACGGTTCTGCCGTAAATTTGTATATTCCTTGGACATCAAATACAACATATGCCAACGGTACAACAATTACTATTATTTCTCATACAAGTTCAAACGTAACAGTAACACCAAATACTGGCGTTACGATGTATCTTGCTGGTAATACAACAAGTGCATCACGAAATGTTACAACATACGGCATGGCCACATTAATCATGACTGCCGCAAACACATGGTATATTAACGGTACTGGAGTGTTCTAATGTTGTCTGCAATGATGATGATGAATAATAATGTGATTTCTTTAAATACAAACACATCAAGTTTGGTTACAGGAAATGTAACATATTTACTTGACATGGCAAACTATGTATCAGGTAATACTTGGCCAGACACAAGTGGGAATGCTCGTAACTTTACCTTTTATACAGGTTCTGGCACAACTGTTCCGTGGACAAACACTTCTAATGTGATTAATTTAGGAACTAGCACAGCATATTTCCATGCAAACAATGCCAATTGGGCTAAAGCACCTAGTGCGTTTATGAATGCTAGTGTAAGTTATACTAAGGGTGCAGTAATTCGTGGTAACGGTACAACAGGCGCACCAATGGGTGCAGGTTATTTACAATGTTCTGCTGAAGCGAGAGATACAACTTGGTTTAACAATGGTACACCTTATTTTGCCGCTGGTAACCACACTTCTTCTGCGTACACCGATGTATTACAATCTACTGGATCAGAAAGTGCAAACACTTGGTATTATGTAAGTGTTACATTTAATCCTTCATCTGGATGGACATTGTATGTAAATGGTAGTCTTGTTGGAACAAGTGCTACAACTGCGGTAGGACCAACAGCAACCACGCCGGTAATTGGCGCCACACAAACGTTACCAGGTTTCAATGGCGATATTGCAGCTGCTCATGCATATAATAGAGCTTTATCAGCCGCAGAACACTTACAAAATGCTAACTATTGGTTATCACGATATAACGGATCCGTACCGGCATAACTATATAAATACTACAATTAGGGTATAGAAAATGGCAAAGACACTACAATTTAGACGATATACAACCGCCAACTTGGCATCAATTGTTCCGGCTGCCGGAGAATTGATTGTTGATACAAATCAAAACACCGCTACAATCGGTGATGGCACAACTTTTGCTGGTTGGTATCTGACCACTCAAGTACAAAACAATGCTAACGTTGCAATTCAAAACGGAATTAATGCAACTCAAAACGCCGGCATTACATTGGCTTCTGCAAACACAATTTATTTAAGTGGTGTTCAAACAACACAAAATGCTAATATTGCTGTGGCACTTTCTCAAGTAAAATTAGCATGGAATTTGGCCAATACAGCCGTTCAAAATACAGGTAACATTTTTGCCAATACTGTAAACGTTTCTACTTATATTAATTTTAGTACTACACACCAAGGTTTTGCAAATACAACAGCAAACACATCAGGTAATTTTGAATTTGATGCCAACGCATTTTATTTAACCGCTAATACAGTTAGTGGTCGTGGAGTTGTTGATGCTGCTCAATTTGCTTATTATAATAATACTGGTTTAATTTTAAATCTTCCTAATACTTCTGCCACACCACTAATGAATGCTTCACCAACCTTAGCAGGTGGACATCTTTATGAATTTGAATACTTGATATATTGGGCACCAACAACCACAGGCGTTACATTAAACGTAGGTTGGAGTCAAAGTGGTATACAAGCAGAAATATCAACCAATTTAATTCTTTCGGGAACAGCACCAACATCAAACGTTAGTTATATGTCTGTATATGATTATGTTGGTGTTGCAGCTTCCGGTTACAAACAAGTACCTGGAACATTTAATTCAGGAAATTCATATGTAACTCGTATTAAAGGTTTTGCTAATCCTTCTTTTGGAACAGCAAAATATCCATTATCTTTTTATGTCAGTACTGGAACAGGTTACATTTATAACGTATACGCCAAATTTACTGACCGTGGTTATATTGGATCTGTTCCCGCTAATGCGACTTATATGGTTGGTACCTGGAGTTAATAGTTAAAACAATATTATGTCATTAAATATTGGAACAGGAATAACAATAGGTCCTGGAATTTCTTTTTCTCAGTCTACCGGTTCTGGCGGTAGTGGTGGAGGTGGAGGCGGTGGTGGGCCGGTATCTCCAGTTGGAGTTTTTGAAGTAGTAGGAAATACACAATTTACATTGCCTACCGGAGTAACACAAACAACTTCATATACCAAATATGGAACGTCAAGTATAAGTTTTGATGGAACATCGGCCGCATATTTAACATTAACCAATAGTGCCTGGTTATCTTATGCAACAACAACAATTGAGTTTTGGGCATACCTACCTAGTGCTGTGTCTATCTATACTCAATCGGGTGCGTTTGCGTTGATTAATACTTCTACTTCACAGACCATGGCCAGTAATAGAGCATTTGGTCCATATTATACCGACACAACTGCTACCGGGGTCAACGGATACGGATCAAACGGCAACAATGCAACCACTGGTAATTTAGGCGCATGGAATCACGTTGCGTTTGTTATATCTCAGACTTCAGTTACAAATTACTTAAATGGTGTTCTACAATTAACGGATACCTATGCCACAACTCCACTTGATTTCCGACAATCTCCTTATAATAAATTAGAAATTGGTGCGTGGGACAGATTTAGTTTTTGGCGATTTACCGGATACATGGACGATATAAGATTTAGTAGTGGTGCAAGATATACTTCTACTTTTACTCCTCCGGCCGCAAGATTAACATCAGACAGAACAACATTAGCATTAATACAGAGTTTATAATATGAATGAATTGAATAAAAATTTATCTGAAATATTTGATGTGACACCTGTACCGGAAGAAAAGAAAGAAAAACTTCCTACGGTATCTGCCAAATATAATAAACCAGATATTGAATCTGACTTGACAGACGCATATCAACAGTCTAAAGAAAATCTTCAAGGCATTATTGACCAAGGCCATGAAGCCATGGAAGAAATACTTAATATTGCCAAAGCAGGACAACATCCACGAGCATTTGAAGTTTACGGAACACTACTTAAAAATATGGTGGACGCAAACAAAGAATTATTAAATATTCAAAAGCAAATGCGTGAGATGGATAAAAAGAAAGAAGTCAATAATACCACAATTGACAAAGCAATTTTTGTTGGTTCTACGGCAGACTTAGGCAAACTATTAAAAGATAATGGCCACAAGTAAACAATCCTATCGTGATAATCCTTTACTCAAACGAGTAGGAATTCAACAGAGTTATACACAAGAGCAATTTGATGAATATGTCAGATGTGCTAAAGACCCCATTTATTTTACCAAATACATTAAGATTATTACACTAGATGAAGGTCTGGTGCCTTTTGATATGTACGATTTTCAGAAGGACATGATTCGTACCTTTCATGATAATCGTTTTAGTATTGTTAAATGTCCCCGTCAGGTTGGTAAAACTACAACGGCCGTAGCATATCTTCTTTGGACTGTTCTATTCAAAGATTCACAATCGATTGCTGTTCTTGCTAACCGTGGTGGCACTGCTCGTGGTATTTTGAGTAAGTTACAATTAGCATACGAGAATCTACCAATGTGGTTACAACAAGGTGTTGTAGAGTGGAACAAAGGTCGTATTGAATTAGAAAATGGTTCTGTAATTGTTGCTGATTCTACCTCTAGTTCAGCATCTCGTTCTGGTTCTTTTAACATTGTATTCTTAGACGAGTTCGCTTTCGTACCATCCAATATCGCTTATGACTTTATTACCTCAGTTTATCCTGTGATTACTGCTGGTACAAAAACAAAAATTATTATTGTATCTACACCAAATGGTATGAATTTATTCTACAAAATTTGGAACGATGCAATCAACAAGAAGAATAATTATACTCCTTTTGAAATTCATTGGTCTATGGTACCAGGCCGTGATGAAGAATGGAAAGAAGAAACGATTAAAAATACCTCTGAACATCAGTTCCGTCAGGAGTTTGAAACTGAGTTCTTAGGTTCCACCAATACTTTAGTTTCTGCCACCAAGTTACAACAATTGGCTTATCAACAGCCTATTCTTGAACATGACATGATGAAGATTTATAAAAATCCTGTCAAGTCTGATGGTGAGGCACAAAAAGAACATATGTACGCTATTTGGGTTGACGTATCGGAAGGCAAAGGTCTGGACTCATCCGCTTTCTCTGTAATCGATATTTCTACAATGCCGTATGAACAAGTGGCCACATATAAGAGTTCTTCAATTTCTACTTTGTTATTTCCAACCGTCATCTATAATGCCGCTAGACTGTATAATGATGCTTATGTTTTGGTAGAAATTAACAATACTCCACAGATTGCTGACATTTTACACCAAGATTTAGAATACGAAAATCTGTTTAAAGTGTTTACAGGTAACAAAAAACCACAACAGTTGTCTGGTGGTTTTGCAAGAGGTGTTCAATTAGGTCTTAAAATGTCTACCCAAGTCAAACGAATTGGTTGTTCAAATCTAAAGACCTTGATTGAAAGTAACAAACTGATTATCAATGATTTTGATACCATTTCAGAATTAACAACATTCGTAGCCAGCAAGAGTTCTTTTGCCGCTGAAGATGATGCTAATGATGACATGGTCATGGGTTTAGTAATGTTTGCGTGGGCAACCACACAAAAATACTTCAGAGAAATTGTTGCTCATGATGTCCGTAAGACGCTTCAACTTGAAAATATGAATCAAATGGATGAAGATGTTCTACCGGCACCAGTCATAGAAAACGGTTTAGAACATGATTTTATGATGGAAGGTGGCGATGTTTGGGAAAAGGCAGACTCTCAGGAAACATACGCTCAATATTTTAGAGAATTTGGTCGTTAAAACTCTAAATACCGTGTTACATAAATATCACTATGGTATCATAACTGCCAAATAAATCAATATTCAAGGAGATAACAAATGGCATTTCAAATCTCTCCAGGCGTAAATGTTTCCGAAATAGACTTAACAACAGTCGTTCCTTCGGTTCTAACTACTGCCGGTGCTTTTGCTGGGGCTTTTGTATGGGGTCCAGTAAATAAAATTATTCAAGTAGATAGCGAAATTACTTTAGCAAGACGTTTTGGTAATCCAGACTCTAACACATATCAATCATTCTTTACCGCTGCTTCTTTCTTGGCTTATGGTAATAATCTTCAATTGGTTCGTGCTGCTAACTCTGCCGCTTACAACGCTTCTTCAAACGTAAGTTCAATAACAGGTTTGGTAACAAGTACAGTTCAAGTACAAAACAAAGATGTATTCCAAGCACAATACTTACAAAACTTGACCAATGGTAATGCTTATGGTCCAGTTGTTGCTCGTTATCCAGGTGCTTTAGGTAACTCATTAACAATTTCTGTTCTTGATGCTGGTCTTGCCAGTTCATTTAGTTCTTGGAACGTAAATGGTGTTGGTGTTTCTAGTTACTTTACTTCTGCTCCTGGTACATCTGCTCAAGCAGCTGCACTTGGTTCATCTAACGATGAAATCCACATGGTAGTTGTTGATACAGGCGGTTTATTCTCTGGTACAAAAAATACTGTTCTTGAAGTATTCCCATTCATGTCTAAAGGTGCTGACGCCAAAGATTCTTTGGGTAATTCAAACTACTACAAAAATTACATCTATAATAACTCACAGTACATTTATGTAATGGACCATCCACAGTATGCAAATACTTCTGGTACATGGGGTAAAAACTTAGCAAATACCAATTTTGCTGTGTTAGGTAACAATCTAAGTACCGGTCCTAACTATGTAACATTAGGCAATGGTGCTGATGCTCAACCTACTGATGCTGATTTAGAAACTGCTTATCAGTTGTTCCAAAATGCTGATGCCGTTAATATTGACCTAGTAATGACAGGTTCTGCTGACGTAACAGTTCAACAGTATGTAATTGATAATATTGTTAATTATCGTAAAGACTGTGTGGCATTTGTATCGCCTCCTTCTTCAGCAGTTATCAATCAACCAGGTTCTGAAGCTTCTAACATTGTAACATGGAACACTTCTTTGGCTCGTTCAACATCTTATGCTTTCGCCGATTCTGGTTGGAAGTATATGTTTGACAAGTATAACAACGTATATCGTTGGATTCCATTGAATGGTGACATGGCTGGTCTTTGTGTAAATACAGATAACATTCGTGATCCATGGTTCTCACCTGCTGGTTTCAATCGTGGTAACTTAAAGAATGTTGTTAAGTTGGCATGGAATCCAAACAAGACATACCGTGATACATTGTATGCTTCAGGTATCAATCCTGTTGTAACATTCCCTGGAAACGGTACAATTCTTTATGGTGACAAAACTCTACAAGCAAAACCATCGGCATTTGACCGTATCAATGTTCGTAGATTGTTCATCGTATTGGAAAAGACTATTGCAATTGCTGCCAAGTATTCATTGTTTGAGTTTAATGATTCATTCACACAAGCACAATTTGTTGCCTTAGTAACTCCATTCCTTCGTGATGTTAAAGGTCGCCGTGGTATTACAGACTTTAAAGTAGTTTGTGATTCTACAAATAACACTCCACAGGTTGTTGATTCTAACCAGTTTGTTGGTGATATCTACATTAAACCTGCTCGTTCAATCAACTTTATCCAATTGAACTTTGTTGCAGTTAGAACAGGTGTTGACTTTACTGAAGTCGTTGGACAGTTCTAATAAATAAAGAATATAGGAGATAACAATGACATTCAACGTAGCAGAATTTAGAGCGAATCTGATTGGTGACGGTGCCCGTCCCAATCTATTCCAGGTAACTTTAACATTGCCTACATTTGCTAATAATTCATCCGCAGCCGGTAACAAAATTCAGTTTATGGCAAAATCAGCACAACTGCCAGGTTCTACAATTGGTCAGGTACCAATTTATTACTTTGGTCGTGAAATGAAATTTGCTGGTAACCGTACTTTTGCTGACTGGACTTTACAGATTATCAACGATGAGGATTTCTTAATCCGTAATTCAATGGAATCTTGGATGAATGCTATTCAGAGCCATGCAGGTAACTTACGCAGTGCCGCAGCACAAAACAACAACACTTACCAAGTTGACGCTTTAGTAACTCAATATGGTAAAGAAGGTAACGCTATTAACGAATACAAGTTTGTTGGTATGTTCCCTGTTGATGTTGCTCCGATTGATTTGGATTGGGGTTCAAATGATACTATTGAAGAATTTGGCGTAACATTTGCATACCAATACTGGACAAACGCAGCAAGTACAGACGTTTAAGCTTTATAATTTTACGGAAGGGACTACGGTCCCTTTCATTATGTTTTTTTGAATTGGAAAAAGTAATATGGCAAATGACAACAAGTTCTCTCTCTTTGGTTTTACAATTGCTCGGAAGCAGTCGAATGACGCTCAAGCCGTGGCACCATCTTTCTCGCCACCAAATAATGATGATGGCGCTCTCACCATCACATCCGCCGCATACTATGGAACTTATGTTGACTTAGATGGTACTGCCAAAAATGAAGTAGAACTCATTTCTCGCTATCGTGAAATGGCAATGCAACCAGAAATTGAAGCTGCCATTGATGATATCGTGAATGAAGCCATCTGTCAAGACGATGATGGTAAGAACATTAAATTGGTACTTGATGATTTACAAGTACCAGAAAAAATTAAAAATGCCATTAAAGGTGAGTTTTCAACAATTCTCCGTTTGTTAAATTATAACAATTTGGCACAAGATATTTTCCGCCGTTACTATGTTGACGGCAGAATGTACTACCATATTATTATTGACCGTGATAAACCAACTGAAGGTATCAAAGAATTACGATATGTTGATCCTCGCAAGTTGAAAAAAGTTCGTGAGATTAAGAAGAAAAAAGACGAGCGTACCGGTGTGGAGATGATGAATGTCATTAATGAATATTATATCTTCAACGATAAGGTTACTACTGGTTCTAGTAGCAATTTTGGCCCTGTTGGTGTCCGTATTACCACAGATTCCATTATCTCTGTTGTTTCTGGTCTCATGGATTCTCGCCGTGCCGTGGTATTGTCTTATATTCATAAAGCAATTAAACCGTTAAACCAGTTAAGGATGATTGAAGATGCTACAGTCATTTATCGTATCAGTCGTGCTCCTGAACGCCGTATTTTTTATATTGACGTGGGTAACCTTCCGAAACTAAAGGCAGAGCAATACCTCCGTGATATTATGGTGAAATACAAGAACAAGTTGGTCTATGATGCCAACACCGGTGAAGTTCGTGATGACCGTAAGTTCTTGTCAATGATGGAAGATTTCTGGTTACCTCGCCGTGAAGGTGGAAAAGGTACAGAAATTTCTACTTTACCAGGTGGTCAAAACTTAGGTGAGTTGGAAGATGTTAAATACTTTGAAAAGAAATTATACAAGGCACTTAACGTACCAGTCTCTCGTTTAAATCCAGAGCAATCAGGATTCTCTCTTGGTCGTACCAATGAGATTACCCGTGACGAATTAAAGTTTGCTAAATTTGTTGACCGTATGCGCAACAAGTTTGCTGATTTGTTTGACCAAGCATTAAGAGTTCAGTGCGTTCTCAAAGGTATTTGTACC